CTACATTTGTTGCTTTGCAGATTGCATTGCTGCTTGAGCAGATTGCAAAATACTTTGTGACTTCTCACGCAATAGCGTGATACTAGCCTCAACCTCATCTTGCGTATTACCGTTTACAAGGTCAATGAGCTCAGGAACAATGTTGTCACGTTCCTGCTCTACACGAGTTGCACGATAGTTTGTAAGGTAGTTGAGTTCTTGTTCCTTATGTAGAAGAGCAAAAGCTTTTTCTCTTTCAAGACGTTCATTCTCTAACTGAGAAGTAAATTCTTGCTCCTTCTTAGCGAGGAGTTCCTTGGCAGAAAGTTCTTCTTCTTCCCTGGACTTTTTAGCTTTTTCTTCTAGCTCACGTACAGACTGCTCGTGAGCAGCTTTACGTGCGACTTCGTCTTCTTGTGCTTTCTTCAAAGCCTCAAGTTCCTTAGCCATCTTTTCCATTTGAGGATACAGTTTAGATTTTTCCTGAGCACGAGCTTTTGCAAGGTCATCTGCAGTAAAAACCTGGTCCACTGGTTCACTCACTTCTTGAGCTACAACTGCTGCTGCAGTTGCTGCTTCAAATACTTCTTGATTATCGGCCATTATTAATCACCTGTTTTTCTTATGTCGTTGTCCGTATGCCTTGCGGCGTATCACGTTGGGGTTTAACAAGACAATTTCATACCATTTAGGATAAAAAATCTCGTTATATTGCTATTTATTTTTTACTTGTCTACTGTTCTCCTCTGAGGCATTTTAGTGCCGTAGGCTTCAGTGACAAGTTTTTCTCTAATAGCAGCTTCTTGGCTTTTTTCAATACCAGCCATCTGTTGCTGCATTGGGTCTTTGACGCTTTCGTCAGTTTGAGGTCCTTCAATACCGTCTCCCATAACATCTCCATCACCGAGTTCGGTTGGTTGCATAGGGATAGCAGAGTTTCCATCAGGTCCTGGCATCATGCCAGTCATATCCATAATTGCTTTCTGGATTTGAATCTTTACAAGCTGCAAGGCTCCATCTGCTCCAGCATCGGAAATTAACTCTTGACGAATCTCTTGTAGCTTTTCTTCTGGGAATTCCTCACCGAGGGTACGTAAAGCACCTTCTTTAGACTCAAGTCCCATACCAATTTTAGTTTGAATCTCGTTGAGGATAATTAGCTTGTCTAGTGGAAGAGGCTGAGGGAATTGAACATAGTTCTTGTATGTAATAGGGTCTGAAAAATCAAGTTGTGTTAGCTGTCCCTCTTTAATTGGGCCGTCTTCATCAGGGTTGTACATAAACTGCATTGGCTCTTTTAGAGCAAGAGTGCGAAGAGCAAGCTCGTTAATCTTCTCAATACCTATACCGTACTGAGCTACCTTTTGTGAGTAGCGGTTCATCAATGGCTGGTACTGAATAGAAAGTGCAACACCAGAGGTATTAGAAATAGGTTGAACTTGACCCAGTGCGGTTTCTGGGATGTTCATTAGTTCGTGCATTGAGCGCTTTAGAAGTTCTAGGTACTTCAAGGCTCCGTCAATACCTTGTGCACCGCCTTCTAGGTTGAAGACCTGAGCATCTTTTGGAAGACCGCCCCAAACCTTCTTTGCGCCCTTTTCTAAGTTAGAAGCTTTAGCACCAACAATAACTGTCACAGGAGAAGCGTGGTAGTTAATGATGTCTGCTACGTCAGTTGATATTTCGTTATAGGCGCGGTTTATTGTGATGATGTCGTGTGCGTCTGGGAGACCCCAAGGTGAACCAGAGACTGGAACGTTCGGTATGTGTACAACAGGAACTAATCCAAGTGGATTAGGACGAGAGTCAATTAGCTCATCGTTGATGTACTCTTCAATTGTGTCGTCTGTAAGAATTTCAGTGTAAGTAAATACTTGACGTGTTCCCTCAAGTGACGTTCCCCAGAAACGATACTTCTGCTTAAAACGCAGTAGACGAGTACGGTCGTGTGGGTGGAACTCAGGAAAAGCAAAAGAAGAGTTAAGAGGAAGAAGACGAACTTTACCTGGATGGTTTCCTCCTGCAGAGTCTACCCAAGGTTCTTCATACGCAATCTTTACAAAACAATCGCCAGTAATTCCGCCCTGTTGCCCCATCTCAAGTAGCACACGCATCTTGTCGTTGTCTACTTCCCAGATTCGTTCTAGGCGGTCTGGAATAATTGCTTCCGTTGCTTTTGGTGAACGGAAGTGAACACCTTTACCAAATACAAAACGAGATAAAAAGTCGTTAAATGCACGGTAGTAGTTAACTGCAATTTGCATTTCGCCAGACTCACGGCGGTATCCCCAGTGGTGACCGAGGTACATTGCCCAGTTAAGTGAGTAACGGTTTAGACGTGGACCGTGTACTTCAAATTCTTCGTCAGCTAATTCTACTAACCCCAGTGGAGAAATAGAGATAGTAAGGTCGCTAGATGCGGCTCTATACGACGGTGGAGAAAAATCAAGAAATGACATTACTTATCTTTCTTCTTATCTTTCTTAGAGTCTTTTTTCTTATCGGTAACTGTAGCATTCTTTTTCTTAACATCGCGTAGATGCTTTTTTTTGCGCATTTCTAATTTACGAGTCTGTTCATTTGTCTCAATAAATCTGCCGCCTGATTGGATGTAGCGTTCATGAACCCAGTGACTAGCTCCAGGATTAGGGTAGTTAGAATATTTAGCCTTTGCCTGAGCAACAATCATCAAATAAAGTTTTTCATTTGCTGGTTTACTTGCCATTACATCTCCTCCTGATAACCCGATAGCCCCCACATTACTGTGGGGGCATACCGATGTCTGTCTAAATTAATCGTTTACGACTGTTGCAGATTGACGCTGTGAGCGTCCACCTGATACTACTTTGGTCTCAATTACTTGAGCTGAGTAGTCATTCATTGTTCCGTGTGCAAACTCACCGAGGAATGTTGGCGCTTCTACCCATGAGGCAGAACCAACGTGTGCTCGCTCTGCAAGAGTTTCTGCAGCTGGCTTTTCAAAGACGTTTGCATTGTGGTTAGGACGACCTGGTGCAGGCATATAGCCCTGCATCATGCCCTTCTGAAAATCATTTGGTACATCTGTATCTGTTGCAATACCTTCTTCAAAACGAAGTGGTCCGCGACGTGTTGCATTGCCTGCTTCCTTTAGCTCGTACACATGTGGTGCACGCTCTGGAAACTGTGGTGCTGGGGAAATTCCCATAGTAAGACTCCTTAAGGTTGTAGATGGAAGGCCATTCCAGGTAATAGTTTCCCGCTTTTTAAAGGGCCTGTGTGGTTAACCGAAGAAAGGATTTGAAGAAGCAACAACTTCTGGCATTACTAAATCCTGAGTTAAAGAACAGGCGATAGACAAAGAGTCCACAAAGTCATCGTGGGCATAGTTTTCATCAGGGGCTGCAACCATAAAGTTAGGTCCTTTGAATTGAACTTCGGCATCAGTCATCTGCTGATAGAAGCGTTTCCAGGTACGTAATCTTCTTGTCTTGGCGTGAGCAGGCCAGGAAATCATCTCTCGTTGAATTAGTGCCTGTAGATGTTTCCATCGCTTAGATTGTTCACTTGGGCTGGAAGTTACTGGCATAACCTCAGCTCTTGGTAATAGAAGTTTTAAACGTTGCGCTACTGCATCTCCAACACCGTTTGCATCTACTCCAACTGCAAGTACGTCATAGTTCTCTAAGAAGTTAACGATTTGAAAGTACTGTTCTTCCCAGTCATCGCCCTGTAGTTCTAACCAGTTAAGGATACGGTGGTCAAAATAACCAAACTCATCTGGCCTATCCCAGTCAACCCAAACAACTGTAACAACAGTTGAGTCAGTTTTACGTGCAGGGTCAATACCGACAACACAAGGTGTCTTATGCCAAGACTTTACTAACTCTTGTGAAGTATCCCCTAGCTCATCCATCTTAGATGAGGTAATGAACATACCTCGTTCAAGTAACCACTTACAGTTGTACGACATCTGGAACTCGTCAGAGTCCTCACCAATACGAAGCATTTCTTTTTTAATTGAACGTTCGTAGTTCTTGTTGTACTTGATAACTTCTTTCCAGTCCCACTGGTAATGGTTCTGCCTATTACCGCGAGTAGTCTGTCGTCTGCGGTTTAATTGAATAGCTTTGTAAAAATTGTTCTTACTTGTTGTTGGTGTACCTGTCTTAACCATAGTTCCTGCGTAATACGCAAGCATAGGAGCAATTGACTTAGACACAACAAAGTCATCTGCTTCTTGACACTCATCAATGACGATAAGGTGGAAAGACTTGGATTCAATCTTTGCACGTGGGTTAGCTGTCATCATCGTAATGCTGGAACCAGAGTTGGTCAGTTTAATCTGACGGGTTACTCCACCAACACGTGCGGCCTTATCATCAATTTCAACATCATTTAAAATCTCTAGTGCACGCTCAGAGGTAAGACGCGTTACTGCACGACCAAAGAGTGTTTCTGCCTGTCCTTCTGTTGGAGCAAATAACCCAACCCACACGCCGTCTTTAAACTTACCGAGAAGTTCTGGGTATAGCTTTGCTAACCGAGGTAACAAAATCATTAGAGTAACTACAGTGTCAGCAACTGTTTCTGATTTACCTGACTGACGTGCAGCAAGTGCAGTTATCTCTTCAGCGTCATTGATAATCACTGACTCCATAATGCGACGTGCTAAAGGTTTTTGATATGGGTGCAGGTCATGGCCTACTAGAACTTTTAAAAAGTCCATCATCTTGTCAATTAACTTGTCTACAAATTGTTGAGATAGCTCATCAAGCTCTTCTTCTTTTTCAAGCTCTACTTGCTCAGGGTCTTCCTCCTGCATATAAAATTCAGGATTAATTTCCTCAAACTTTTGGTCATCAAAATCAATAGGCATTTTTCCTCATTAATTGACTAGACCCACATTGCTGTGGGCCATCGCCAGACCAGGAGAGAGGTGAAGCAGGCAAATAGTAACACACACTAAGCACGTTTCTTTAATTCTTTAGCAATTGCATTAAACACTTCAGTGCCCATTACGACTTCATCAAGAAGGTCTTTGTTGTGACTCTTCTGCCATTCTGTAATAAGTTTGCCAATCGTGTACATGGACTGCTCCATCCACAGAATCAAGTCTGGCGTTGATATCTTTGAGACTCTCTTCTCTATCCGAGTCTGGGGCTGTCCATCCTGCTTCTTCCGAAAAATCATCGTATGTTACTTCCCGTGTGTTGAGTGCCGATTTAAGTGCGTCTTCTTCAGTTTTAAAGCCAGTCCACTTGCCGAAGGCTAGTGCTTTGTACTTAGGTAATCTTACTAAAAGAGGCTCAGAAGTTCTAAACGGCTCTTCTATTTCTTGAGTCCAGCCACGAACAATAAACTTTTTTCCCCAAATAACAGGTAGGTCAATTAGTTGTACGAAGTGTTTTGGTCCGATGTTGTGTACCTTTGGCATTTATCTTCCTCTTGGGTTTTTTCCACCTGTAGATGGGTTCTTACCGCGTTTGCTTTGAGCAATTGTTTTGTACATAGTTTTAGTCTGTCCTGGAACTTTTCCTTTTACAGCAACTTGAGCACCACGACTATAGCGGTAGAACGCTTGCTGTGCTTTCTTAGACAGGCTTGAAACATCTGCTGGACCACGAGGTTTGAAGTCAAGCATACGGGCAATTACAGCTCCCTTAGAGCGGTTAGCTTTAAACGCAGCCCACTCACCGCCTGTTACTTCGTAGTAGTTATAAAAGGTTCCATCACGAAAAATAACTGTAAGTTTCTCTTCTTCTTCATCATAGCCAGCAGCAACTGTCCTTGGTCGCGCTGGATTAGTAGTAGAAGTTGGTACTACAGTAATATCAGCTGGGGATGTATCTTCCATCTCATCTGGTTGAAACCCAGGGATTTGCCAATTAGCAGGGTTGTCTAATTGGTCTGCGTTCATATTTTGATTAAAATCAATAATTTCGTAAACACTACGTCCAGGAGCAAGTCCATCGGCTGTTTGGTATTTTTCACCAGCCCAGTTACCGTAGTTAGTAGGATTGTAATAATCCATTGACTGACTATCATCAAACATGATGTCAGAGATTCTGTTAAAAGAACCTTTAGAAGATGCGGTTACTCCGCCTTGAAAGTCGTCACCGAAAATATCTCGGCCTATTGCATTCATCATTTCCTGAGCAGACGGAGCAGCCCTCCGAGAAGAGCTGCTTCCGCCTGTAGGACGTACCATATTAACTACTTACTTATGCCCAAGGAGTAATAGTTACTGCTGCACCGACTGCAGTTGTTGCAGCGCCGCCAGCAATTGACTGAGACTTGATAGTTCCAGTTGCACCCTTTAGCTGTGTACCAGGTGTGATTGCGCCAGTGTTAGCAACAGTCCATCCTGAACCTGCAATAATAAGTGTGCTTCCTGAACCGCCAGTTACAGACCAAGTTCCAACAAGTGCTGTTGGGATACCTGTACCAGCAGAAATTGTTATCTTAGTTCCTACAGGCCATGTGGTTGTTCCACCAGCAACAGTTACAGTTGCTGCAGTTGTGGTTGTTACGTTAATGCCAGTTGGCTGTGTAGCAGTGTTAGTTGCACCTGCTGCAGTTGTAACTGTAAGACCGTTGTCTGCCAATACGTCTGCTGCATCTGCTGTTAGCTTACCAAGCACGTTAGTGACCTGTACGTAGTCAGTTGAACCTGCTACGTCAGAACCTGTTGTGTTTGGGTTATATCCTGGAAAGCCATTCCAACCTGATTCTAGGTTGATGTGGTCACCCTTAGTTAAATCTAAACGGTTTGTGCGAGCATCGTTTGGTTGTGGAGCAAAGTTGCCCCATACAAAATCAACTGCTACTTCACCTGCGGTGTCTAACTGAGCACCAGCGTTATTTACTGCCATGGTTTTCTACTTTCTCTAGAGAGGGTTGTAATTTCCCCATGCGCTTAGGGGAACCTTAAAGATAGTATCCAAGACTATTGACTTAATGTCAGCGTTTATTCCTCACAGATGTGGTCATCAAGGTCTTTTTGAATTAAGATAGCTTCACAATGACGACATTTAAAGAATCTGATGTCATCTAATCCAACGTGTAAAGAGTCAGCGTCACGCGCTTCTATTGACATCTCTGGTTCAGCTAAAACTTCTGGAGGAAAAGGTCCTCTAGGGGCGTGTACTACTGAAGGTATTGCGTGACCCTGTACCGCAAATTTGCGAATAACAGGCATTATTCTTCAGGTGTTGCTGGTTCTTCTTCAACAACAGGTTCTTCAACAACTGGGGTTTCCTCTACAGGTGCAGTCTTTGAAGTTTTCTTAACTGACTTTGGTGCTAAAGCCTCAAATGCATCAGATTGTTCTTTAACCATTTCTTCAGAACGCTTTAACAAACCAGCATTTTTGCTGTTGTTAAGAAACTTTGGTAAATGCAGAGAACAGTAAGGGATAGTGTGAGAAGGGGTAATTTCATAAACCCAAACTGAAGTGTTATCGCAATTAGCGCATGATGTCATTGTTCTACTCCTTAGTTAACAATCCCACTTACGAAGTGAGAGAGCCTTTCTTGTTGGTCTTCCTTTTTCGTCCTTCATAGGACCAGGCATACCGCCCATCCTAGCGCAGAAAGATTTACGACGTGCTGCAGACTTCGGTGATTTTTTTGCTTGGTCTGCTGATACAGGTGGCTTTAGATTATGTCCTTGTGCTTTTGCGGAAGCTCTACCCTTAGCATTTAATCCGCCTTCAGGGTTCTTGCCCTCTTTGCGAGTCCATGCAGCTGTCTTGTGTGCTTTTTTATGTGTTTTCTTTTTGGTAGTCATTACTTCTTCTTAATGCCAACCATGCGACCAGTTGTTTTATCACGAGTCACTGTTGGCTGTCCTTTAGCAACAGCTTTCTTAGCAGGAGCTTTCTTAGCAGGAGCAGCAGTAGGTGTAGGGTTTTTTAAAGAAACCATTCTTCCACCAGCTCCACGTGTCACTGTTGGTTGTGGTCCTTTAGGAGCTTCTGGTGTTGCCGCAGGTGCAGATGCACGATTGCTTGGCATACCAACAAATGATTTAGTTTGTCTTGGAGCAACTGTTGGTGTTGGGTTAGTTGCAGGGCTTGGTGGAGTCTTTAACGTGAATTTTGCTTTAACACCATTGCCAGAAAATTCAGCGGGAGTTCCGCCTTGTCCAGATGCAGCAATACGATTCATTAGTTCACCAGCGTGCTTATGTGCAACTACAGCTTCATTAACTGTATTTTTAGAAGTGTTGTTTGCTTCAGTAACTCTGAGTCCAGACTCTGTACGAAGCTTGTCTGTAGAAAGATGGTGGTCAACAGCTCTTTTTTCTAACTCATTGCGATGGTCAAGAACAGTCTTTTTAATTATGTGACGATTACTTGCGGCAGTTTCTTTAAGTCTTTGTGTATGCTCTTGCGCAGATAGTGCCGATGTTTGACCATGCTCTTGCGCAGACAACCCAGATTGAATATTCCCTGCGTGTGTAGCGTAATCTTTTGCTAACTCATTACCGTGATGAGCTGCTTCCATATTCATACCATGTTGTAAAACCATTTGACCTGTGCTGTGAGAGCGAGCAGACAGGTTACCAAAGAAGTTGCTTGGCCCAGAAAGGTTTACTGGCTTGTTGTATCTGCTTAGGTCCATGTGCTAATAGTCCCTTACTTTTCTAGTTCTTTTGGGTTATTCATTAAGCAAGTTTCAATGCTAATCAGTCTTTCACTCAAGTCCTCAAAAGCATCCATTATCAACACCTGATTTTCGTATAGTCTGTCTACACGGTCTTTTACAGTTGTGAAACCACCGTTTTGGCTTAGTTCGCCATCCATGTTGTTAAGGCGTTCCATAACTCCTGAGACTCGGTCACGACCTGGGGACTCTTCTTCGCCTTCCCAATCCCGCATAAACCGTTCCATCCATTGAGCCCAACGTTTAACTTTCTTATACATCGGACTCAAGAGCACCCCCAAGCTAATGAGAGCACCAGCAACAATACCTATTGTCATAAAAGTGTTTGTCACTGGTGCTACTCCTCTAAATTACTTCTTTGAACCGAAGCCGTATGATGGGTCTTTTGGGTTTACAAACTTTGCTGCTGGACCAAGAAGACCTGCAACAAATGCGTTAGCTAAAGTCTTTGGGTCTGTAATGCCGCTCATATAGAGCGCTGCAACAGCAGCAACAGATGCACGAAGCCAAGTAGCTCCTGCAGCCTTAAGTGTGTTGATATCCATGTTTCTCCTTACTGAGTGCCCTACTCAGAGACAATAGTCTCGTATTATTCTCGGTTACGCAGTGGATATGTGATTACCCAAGCAAAGATTGTTCCAACAATTGCATAACCAACAACTGTTTTTGCAGAACCATCTAGAACTACCCAGGCAATAAACATGCCAAGTAATGTCCAGAGTTGGTCAATCATATCTTTTAGTACTCTCATGGCTTACGTCTCCTTACGCCTTTAGATTCACCTGATGAGCCTCCACCACCAGAATTTCCGCCCCCACTATTTCCTCCAGAGGAAGAACCTCCAGTAGAACTTGTTGCAGCACCTACTGCGTTCATAGCAGCACCTGCAGCAATAACTGTTGCAACAACCATCTTGGTTGCTTCTTCACGTTCTTGTGGAGACATGTCTGCACCCACACTTCCAAGCGCTGCTAATGCTGCGCCTGGGTCCGAAAATACTGTTGCTAATAGTTCTCCAGGATTTTCTAACAACTCAACTTGTGCAGCAACTTCAGCTGTAATTACAACTGCATTACCGTTTTCATCGGTACGAACATCAACTGGTGTTTCTGGTGGTAAGTCTTTGTATTCAATTCCTGCTTCTTGTATTGCAGATGCGGAAAGTACTTCACCAGGAGCAACTGAGGCTATAAGCGCAGCTGCAACAACCGTTTTTTGTTCTTCAGTTAGTTTACCTTCTTCAGCAGCCTTCTTCAGTGCTTCTGCTTCTGCTTTTTTAGCTGCTTTTTCTGCAGCAAGTTTTTCTGCTTCTGCTTTTGCATCTTCTTCATCTTGTGCTTTTGCTTCAGCTTCTGCTGCTGCTTTTTCTTCTTCAGCTTTAGCAGCTTCTTCTGCTTTTGCTTCTGCCTCTGCTTCAGCTTCTGCTGCTGCTTCCTCTGCTGCAATGCGGTCTTCTTCTGCTTTAGCGGCAGCCTCTTCAGCAGCAATTCTTTCTTCTTCTAAACGTGCTTCTTCTTCAGCCTTTGCTGCTGCTTCTGCCTCTGCTGCAAGTCTGTCTTCCTCTGCTTTTGCAGCCGCTTCTTCTGCTGCTATACGGTCAGCCTCTGCTTGTGCTGCTGCTTCTTCTGCAGCAATTCTTTCTTCTTCAGCTTTAGCAGCGGCTGCTTCTGCAGCTATTCTCTCCGCCTCTGCTTTTGCTGCTGCAGCTTCGGCAGCTAGTCTGTCAGCTTCTGCTTGCGCTGCGGCTTGCGCTGCTGCTGCATCTTGTGCGGCTTGCGCTGCTGCTGCTTTTTCTGCGGCAATTCTTGCAGCCTCTTGTTCTGCTGCTAATTTTGCTGCTGCTTCTTGTTCAAGTCTTGCTTTTTCTGCTGCCGCAACTGCTGCAAGTCGTGCAGCTTCTGCTTGAGCTGCAGCTTGTTCAGCGGCGATGCGTGCAGCTTCTGCGGCTGCTGCTTGTTCGGCAGCTATACGTGCAGCCTCTGCTGCTGCAGCTGCTGCTTGCTCTGCTGCTATACGAGCCATGTTTGGAACTAGCAGCGATACAGTGTTTGATTGCGCAGAGTAAAGATGTTGCGTATCGTTATCGGAACGAATAGAGAACTGATAAGTGCAATCTAATCCACCACTTCCAGCAAAAACTTCTTGTCCTATAGTAATAGTTGTGTTTAGGGCGTTAGCATCCCCAACGTTTCCTGTTGCAATTCCCCAACCTGCAGAAGTACCGTTACTAAAGAAAATTGCATAGCGCTCTGGTGCAGTGCCGCCAATAGGCGCATTCCATGCAAGTGTTACGGTTCCGCTCTCTATGGTTGCAACTAGATTTGTGGGAGCGTTTATTACTGGCGCAACATAAGGTGGGATAGCTGCTAAAGCAGTTTGTGCGTTAGCAAGACGTTGCTGAGCTGCTTGTAGTACAGACAACAAAGCTGGGTCATGAATCATCATTGGAGTTGACGCTCCAAACCAAGCAGCAGGTGTTACTTGCCAGTTTCCAGATGGCTGAGAAACGTAAAGAGTGGAACAAGCTCCACCACCATTTTCGTAATACCAGCCATCAATAGAGTAAGAAACTCCTGCTGTAAGAGTTATGGGTGTACCCCAAGAACCGCCACACCCCTTATCACGCCACTCATCAATGACTACTTGACCGTTAATAGTTAAGTAAAAACCATCATCAGCAATATTTCTAAACCTATAATCCCCTGTATCTGGAACAGTTAAAGTTCCAAAGTAGTGAATCGTCACACGGTCACCATTGCAACCCATAACTGAGCCCCCACCCCAGTTAGCTGCAATTTGCGAGATTGTTGCGGTAGCACAAAGGTTTGCTTCGTCAGGAGTCCTGCTAATTGTGTTGTTGTAAACCTTTACGTTTAATCCTGCAGAAGATGTTGCAGTTGAAGTGTCAGGTATTAGAAAAGTGTCATAGTTTGTCTGTGCAGCATTGACCGCTGCTTGTGCAGCAGTAACTTCTTGGGTCGCTGCAGCAACTTGTGCGTTGTACTCATCTAGAGTAACTGCATGTGCTTGTGTTACGGATACTGCTGGCAAAAGTGCCGCAGATAAAAGTACGAATAGTGCTGCGAATGTTCGCAGTGCTTTCATTAACCCCTCAAAAGTTAATAAGACCCTCTGAGGATATTAAAGCAGAAGTTACATTGGTTTTCTTAGTTTATTAACAATTTGTTTTGAACCAACATCACCTGAAGCATTAACAGACTCTCCTTGAACACCGCGTCCTGCACTTGCCCAAGAAAAAATAGATGCACGTGTTTCTGACTTGATAGTTGATTTAGCAATTTGAAATCTTTGTTCAACACCTTTTCGGTTGTTAACTTTAAGAGGTCTTCGGTTTAACTGCGGCTCCATTAGTACCCGCCACCACCGCTATCTCCGCCTGCTCCTGCAACGTCCCCGTAACTTCCAGCAGATGTTCCTCCCATTCCACTGTTATCACTTGCTGAAGCTCCTGAAGAAGGCTCTAAGTTACCTGGAGTATTATTAGAGTCAGGCTGTGTTTGCAAAAGGTTTCCAGCCATTAGAGCACCTGTCATGTATGGATAAGAACCCC